CAATGCAAAATCGGAGTCCTTTCTATGGCTAATATTGCCAATCTAGTAGCTTTTGACGGTGCCCCAACGCCTGTTTCCCATACCTTTGTTCCCGTCGACGTAAGTCGCGCGAAGAATAAGATTATGGCCAACTGGCGAGAGCAGATTGCCTCGTTGCCGGTATACGCGCAAATACGCGTGTCCTCGGTATCCGAAGTGCTGCCCTCAGGTATTGTCAAGAGCGAAGTTAAAGTAGTTGTCCCCGTGATGGAAGCAATTAATGCGCAGAATGCAGCGGGTTATACCGCTGCGCCGAAGGTGGCGTACGAAGATACGTACATTCTGACATCGTTCGCCCATCCACGGAGCAATATCACCGGCAGACGTCTCGCACGTCAGATCCTCATCAATCTTGCTGGAAATGTCACAACCACGGTTGCGGCTGCTACAGCAGGGATGGTTCCTGACCTCTGCGATATGTTAGTCTCTCCCACCTAACGGGTAGCTTTCGCTCGATCCGCTATACTTACTTAAAGGAGGTTTTATATGGCTCTCGCCATGGATCACCGTTTTACAACGATGGAGACTAACCATGTCTGCTTCACTATTGCAAGGTACCACGCGTGCCAACTTACGGATGCGTCAACTAGGGAACGTGTTTTACATGACATTGATTGCCATGCTGTTCCTTTGTTGTGTGACCTTAGTGTTGACTATGCTACTGTTTCCGTCTCTGATGCAATAAATCTACGTCAGATCGCCGCGCTGTTTTCTAAGCGCGCCGATATAGACATAGGCATTGATAAGGAAGCAGCTGCATGGGCAACATTCCAGGCCACTGAACGCTCTTGCCTTCGGACCAACGAACGATTCCGGCTTCTTGCTCGGGGCTACAATACTTTTAGTCCCGACGTGCACACTATACTTCATAGTGCGTCTCGAAAAATTGCTCGAGTGCTTGGAGTCGTTCCGCGATTCGAAGAGTTAAACTTCCGTTTTGGCCCTGGTGCGACAACTTCTATAAAGAAGAAAAATGCATCGCACAAGCGTAAGCTTAGTGAACGGTGTGAATGTAGCGAAGGCCTCGTCAAGCTCCTTCCGGAGCTCCTCGAGGAAGTACCCGCCTGGTGCGAAGCTATGAACATAGCCCCGCCTGACGGTGAAACATATCAGGTGCTCGTCGACATCGTTGACGCGCGCCTGTCCTTCGTCCCGAAGAATGCTAAGACTTATCGCAGCACGGTTATTGAGCCTGTACTGAACAGTTTTATTCAGCTTGGGCTTGGTGACCATATTGCGCGTCGTCTCAAACAGCATTCAGGTATCGATGTTACCGACCAAAGCCGCAATCAACTCGCGGCTCGAGAAGGTAGCATCACCGGCGCCTTAGCGACGCTGGACCTCAGTAATGCATCTGACACCATCGCGCGGGAGCTCGTTTTTCACTTGCTCCCCCTTGATTGGTTCCTTTTACTTGACAGCTGCCGTTCGGCCTCTGTTACGTATCAGGATCGTCAGATCTGGCTTCAGAAGTTTAGCAGCATGGGGAATGGTTTTACGTTCCCCCTTGAGACCCTTATATTTTGGGCTCTTGCATCGGCGGCATCAGAAGATGACCCTCGGGTCCTCGCCTATGGCGATGACCTTGTGGTCCCCACTGAGTTCGCTGGTGCAGTCTGCGCTCTTCTCGAAACGGTTGGCTTTACAGTCAACCATGAGAAGAGTTATACTTCTGGACCTTTCCGTGAATCTTGTGGAAAGGATTACTGCTCGGGCATTGCCGTACGCCCTTGTTATCTTAAGGATAAGATAACATACCTTGACTTGTTCCGGTTCCATAATTTTTACGTAAGGAACTTTGACTTTCAAGGCGTTGCCCTCTGCCTTCAGTATATCCCACCAGACATCCGTCTGTGGGGACCTGACGGCTTCGGTGATGGCCACCTCCTCGGTGATCATCCTCGTACCCCGTTTAAACTTCAACGGGGTTGGGGCGGTTATATCTTTGAC